TGAGGGTAACGTGTGTCGGTTCACGTTGTGCCTTAAGACTCATTGTCGTAGGCAACCCCCTGTCTAGCGGTCGGGGAAAAGCGGCTGAAGGACGTCGACGTCGCGCAGCTCCCGCATCATCTGGATGGTGTCCGCCTTCGTGGGGTCAATCGTCGGCACCTCCACGTCCGCAGGCTCGGCGCGAAGGTCTTGCGTGACCTCCTGCAGCTCCTCCTGCTGCGCCTCCGTCATGTCCTCGACCGTCTCTGCGTCTGGCGCGATGCGCTGGGCGTGGGTCTGCACGCGGTCCTGAAAACTCATCGCCACGTCCTCCAGGGCCTGCGCCGCATCGACGATCTCGTCGAGGAGGGCGCGGTTGAAGGCGCTGGGCGGTTGGCGTTGAAGGTTGGTGTAGGCGTCGACGGCGTCGCCGACGGTAAAGGAGTCGCTCATTGCACAGGGTGTCATTTATTGAATGGTGCCATCGTCACTGCCGTCATCGGGTGGCGAGGGGCCAGGCGGATTCGATACGTCGGCAAAGAGCCCAAACCAGGTCTCGTCAGCGGAGCCTACCTCTTTCTGCTCGTATGTATACGTCCCATCCGACTGCTCTTCGAGCCACGCCGCGTACAGTCGCCAAAAACCATCGTCCACGTGGATGTAGATGTAGGCGCGGTTCGTCCCGCCGCCGGGGAGCGATTGAAGTTCAGCCTTGTCAGGGTGCGCCGACCGCTGCGGGATCGACATCAGGTTTCCGGTGATGGCCGTGTTCAGCTTCCCCTCCAGGATCAGCTGCTTTTCTGAGTAGGCGTGTAGGCTCGCAAAGGTGCCGCTGCGGGTGCGGGGCGTGAGGGCAGCATCGAGACCATTGGACGGGTCCGCCGCTTCGTACCACCGCACGCCGCTGGCATCGGCGCCGCCTGCGTCCGCCTCGCCGACGAGCCCTTTGTCGTGCCGAAAGTCCGTGTCCCCGCCATCGACCTTCCCACCGTCGTTGAGGGTGAGAGTCTGGGCGAAGATGTCGGTGAGGTCGGCCTCGGTCGCCGTCACGGTACCCGTCTCCAGGTTGCCCCCGTCGATGGTCGTGTAGGCCTGCACCCACGACGACCCGTCGTAGGTGTAGGGCTTGTCGCCGTCGTCGGTATCGACCCAGATGTCTCCTTCTTGGAGCGCATTTCCACTCGGGCGGCTTGAGGGCTCAGCATTTTGCCGAATCACGGCGCGACCATCGGAGGAAGGAGTGTAGTCCTCCGCGAGCATCGAGTCGGTGACTGTGAAGGTCTCACTCACGACGGTATCCGCGTCCAACTGCACGTCGTCGCCAGTCACCTGGAAATCGTCATTGATGGTCGTGCTCGCGTTGAGCACCACCGTCGACCCCGTCACCTTGAAGGTACCATCGACGATCGTGGACCCGTCGAGGCGGATCGTATCACCGTAAAGGACGGCGCGAGAGCCATCCGGCCCCGCGTAGAGATTGATCGCAGCTTTCGAGTCAATGTCCCCCTCATCTGTATATTGAACGCTCGCATCCAGCGTCGCCTCCGTGTCCGACGCGAACTGCGTGATGGTGCTCTCGCTGTCAAACCCATCGCCGATGATGGCGGCTTGGGTGGTCACCCGCGCGAAGTTCTTCCCGGCGCGGTACCGGACGCCGGCGATGCTTTCGCGCTCCTGGACGATTTTCTTCGCCAGTAGCTCAATGTCGGCGGCGTTCTCGTCTGCGGTCGTGCGGATCGAGGCGATGGACTGGTCGAGGTCGCCCTCATCTGACGTCACGACGGTCAGGCCACCCGACTCGGAATACTTGAGGTAGGACCCGGTCTCGTCGAGGGAGCCAACGAGGATGTCGTCTGTGAGTCGGACGGAAGCGCCGTAAAAGCCGAAGCCAGGGCTGCCGGGCACCAGGGGGTCGATGTTACCCGTCTGCGTGCGCACCTTGTCCGCGCTCTGCCACGCGGTCCATGAGTCGATCCCGGAGAGCGTGCGCCGGTACGGGGCGTCGCTAGTCGTTGCCGTCGCCACGAGGACGCTCTGCCGATCGACGTCGGACACGCTGCCGATGACGACGAGCGTATCCCCTTCCCCCAAGCTTCCGGCATCCGTCGGCCCGTCGGCGTGGTCTCGCAGGGTGATCTCCGCATTGGCGTTGTCCACGGTGTCGACCTCTCGGACCACCCGCTTCACGACTGTGGACTGGTCGATGTCCACCTCCTGCACGATCACGAGATCCCCCGACTGGAAGCTTGTGACGCCCGTACCCTGCGGATCTTCGAGGGAGACGGTTTCCGTAGGGGCGCTCCCCGAGACGCTTTTGATGCGCCCGCGACCGGGGCCGATGATCTGCGTCCCGTCGACGGCATGGATGCGGTTCACGATGAGCTCGGACACCGTGAGCGGGCCGCGGAGAAACAGGCTCTCGCCGGCCATCTCTCCGGTCTCTGTGACCTGCCAGTGCGCGCCGGTGAAGCCGCTTTCGTAGTCGGGGTGCTCGGCCCCGCCCGTGATGCCGAGCACGTCCGATGCCCAGGTGAGGCCGGTGTCGGTGGCGAGCTGCGTTTCGGAGTCGTCCCAGAACGCCAGCGCTCGGTCGGTGGGGTTGTCCTCCCGTGTCGCCACGACCTGGCGCGCCGACACAGTGGACTCATTGCCGACGACAAAGCGGTCGCGGGCCTCATCGAACCCCCAGTAGTAGCTGTCGGCCGTGCCGCGGTCGACCTCCCACCCGGCAAAGCCGGCCGTTACGCCATCCCCGCCTTCCCCGTCGTTGATGACGGCAAGGTTGTCCTCGATTTTAACCGTCTCGACGTTGGCCTCAAAGCGGGTGCCCTCGACGTAGAGGTCGCCGATGACGGTCACGTCCTGATCGAAGGACTCATCTCGGTCGGTGCGCGCGACCGTGTCGTCCACCGCGACGGTGCGGTCCTGCGTGAAGTTGCCGATCGTCTGGATGCCGTCCCCGCCGGCCAGCGCCCGGTCGGCGCGGACCACCTCACCCGTAGCGGTGGCCTGTTGGGCCAGGGTCACCTGGTCCACGCTCGGCTGGTCGACGAGGGAGATGGTGCCATCCCCGAGCGTGCCGTCAAACACGATGTTCGTGCCCGTCGCAAGGGTCTCCGACTCGCGCACCGTCACGACGTCCAAGGCATCAATCTCCTGCCGGTTCTGCACAATCTCGGACGCAAGGCGCTCCCCGTCCGTCTCGTCCGCCGGCGTGTAGCCCAGCGCATCCGCCACGTGCTCCGCGTCCAGCGCCTCCGCGCTCTGGATGTCGCTCGCGTCGTAGGTGGGAGGCGTGAGGGCGAGGGGTTTGTCGGTGACATTTGCCCACGTAGACGCTATCGTCTCGGCAATGCCGTCGCTGTCACCGTCCGTGGACAGGAGGCCGCCTGGCTTCCCCGAAAGCTCTGACCATGAGCCTACATCTCCTGAGGCCGCCCCCCCACCAGTAGACCCACTGGACGATTCTACACTATCAGCGCCGCCGGCAATGATCTCGTATCCATTTGCGAATCCGGCATCTTGAAGCTCGACGACCGCAAGCTCGTAGTGCTCCTGCGCAGGCGTACGCTTGACCTGCACCGGCCACAGCCGCTTCCCGTCAAAAGTTGTGGCCCGTGCGGCGGAGGGAGATGGGGACAACTCGTCAAAGGTCGCCCGGATGAGCTGCGGTGCATTTGACAGGGACGCGAGTAGCTCTTTTACCAGGAGCTCGTGCAGCGCATACGTCGAGGTGTCCCCAACCACGCGCCACGAGCCTGTCACTTCACCGCCCGGGAGGTACAGCGCACCTGGGCTTTGCGCGTATGGACCATCCCCAATGCGAAACGACCGCTCAACCGTCTCTCCACTCGCCCGGCCGACGTCGTACGACCGATACAGTGTCTCGGACGCGCCCTGGATGGATCGGCTCAGAGAGCCCTCATCCCAGAAGGTGGCGAAAGTGAAGTTGTCCTCTCCGCTGGTTTGGAGGATCGCCACGCCCTCGTACAGCTCCAGGTCGAGCGTGCCATTGACGGGCGGACTCGGGACCGTAATAGTAAAACTGGACCAGGCGCCCCCATTCGGGCCGCCCGCAATGATGAGGTTTTTCTTTTCGTCGATGCTGGACAGGCTGCTCTCTTGCGTCCACCCCTGACCGTCGATGAGCCAGTAGGTGGTGCCGTCGATCCCTGTGAGTGAGAGCGCCCACGCCGTCTGAATGGTGTCCGGGAAGTCGGCATCCTGGAGTCCTTCAACGTTGACGATGGACTGATAGAAGTAAGTCAGGTCCACCTCCTCCGAGCCCGGAGCGTAGCCGCCGAGCGTGGCCGTTGCGTCAGCCGTGAGCGCCTGCTTCACTTCCAGGGCGGTTGGGCTTGGCGGGAGGATTTCATCCCCAGGGGCGCGGAGGCTTCGGTCGGAGTCACTGGTGGGAGTGTCGGAGGACGTCGTGAAGTCGGTCGGGAGCGTCCACCCGACGGCGTTGTCTGTGGCGCCGCTCTCAAACGAGCCGTTGAAGTCGACCGCCGCAGGGGCGCCGTGCTCAAAGGTGACGGCTGCCTCGCGGTGAGGCGTGAGCCCGGACACCTCATCCGTGCCTTCCAACCACGCCTGGTCGCTAATGTCGTCGGTGGCGGGTTCCGTGCGACTGGTCTGATACGTCCCCGTGTCGTCGTATTCCCACACGGTCACGTCCGAGCCATCGCGGTAGGCGAAGGGCTGACGGATCTTCCAGACACCATCCTCAAGAATAAGCGTAGCGCCGAAAATACCGAGGCAGTCGTGAAGCACCTTCCCCCGCTCCGACACGACGGTCTGGTCGTCCTGGTCGGTGCGGCGCCATGCCTCAGGCTGCGCCTCTACTTGAAGCGGGTGGTCCGTGTCGGTAAGCCCCTCCGGGCGCCATGCAATGACTGCCTCAAGTGGACCTTGGATGCCAAGGTCGGACAGAATGCCCGCAATGATCTCGGAGAGTGGCTTCCGGTCTTGGTAGAGCGCCCCGCCATCCTTGACCCAATCACCCTCCAGTCCGCCGATTTGCGTCTTCGCCCGCACCGTGAAGATGTTGGGCATCGTCTCGTTGATGCGGAGGGTCGTCGTCTGCGGGTCGCAGAAGCCCCGATAGGCCTCCGTGCCGTCCCGCAACACGCGCAACCGATGCGTCCCGCCTGTACCGCGGGCGATGTCTTTCGCTTCTGCGACGGGCACCCCATCCGCAATGAATGAGGTCGTGGCCTGCCCCTGCCGGCGCACCTTGAACGGCGTGTCGCTCTCCTGGCCGAGGGTAAGCGTTTCGCTGTTGACGGTGAGGGTGTACGTCGTCCCGCTATACCCCTCCCGGTCGACGTAGACCTCTACGTCGGTGCCGTCCTTGGCCGTGTAGCCTCCGGTGAGGAGGGCGCCGTACGCCATCTGGTTATCCGTTGATGAGACCAGGCTGCCCCTTGTCCTTCAGGGCACGATCAAGCTGAAAGATGAGCTCATCCATCGAAACTGACAGGCTTCCGCCCACGGACACATTCACGTCCTGGGCCGCGGTTGCCGCTGTCTTCGGCACGACCGTTTCCCCTTTGTGCACCTTCGCAATCCCGTCCGAGAGGATTTTCCCTCCGCTGTCGAGGGACGGAATAATCTCAGAGAAGACGCCGCTGAACGTCGTGATTCCGCCGCTGGCGATCCCGAAGATTGATTTCAGCCCCGAGATGATCGCCAGCTTCGGGATGAGGGCCACAATCTGAGACAGAATGTTTTTCAGCGCCCGCACAGCCGCCTGCCCGAACGACTTGAAGGCGTTTTCGCCGCTGATCACCTTCGTCACGGCCTGGCCAACGCCGCTGGTGATCTGGTTGAAGCCCTGAGCAATGGCGTTCGTGGCCTTGTTGCCGGCGCTCTCCATGAGGGACATTTCTTCCTTGAACCGGCGGGCGACCCGAAAGGCCGGCTGCAGATTCGGCACCAGCCCGCCCTCTTCAGAGGACGATCCCGGCCCGGATCCGCCAACGCCTTGCCCTTGGGTATCGGGGCGTGACGGGTCGCCCCCTTCCGTGCCAAAGAGCCCGCCGGCACCCGCTCCACCAAAGTCGCCCCCTGCGAAACCGCTCCACGTCTCATTGAGCCCAGACGCCTCCTGGTTTGCCCGCTGAATGGACTCCCGGAAACCCTCCACCGACTGACGAGCGGACTCCAGGCCGCCACTGATGGCATCGCCCACGCCCGGCATGTAGGAGGTGAGTTTCGCCAGCGTATTCAGGATGGACTCCACAAGCCCCACGATCGCCTGGGCCACCGTGAGGGCGGCGCTCGTGACGGTGGTTTTGATGCCCTCCCACGCTCGACTCCAGTTCCCGGTGAGCGTACCGATCAGCGTGTCCCAGAGACCCGACACGACGCCGAACGCCCCACGGAGGAGGCTCACGATGTTCTCCCATGCGCTCCTGGCCTGCTCCACGATGAAGCCGCCCCATTCGTCCCAGAGGCGTGAGAGGTCATCCACGAATGAGCGCCAGATGCGGAGCACTGCGTTTGCCGCTTCCGTTGTCCCGCGCCAAAACGTCCGAACGTAGCCGAGCGCCGCGCTGAAAGAACTCCCCAGGGAATCGGCGTCCACGCCCTGCGTCATCTGCCGGAGCCGCATGAGACCCGACTGGAGGATCGGCGTGAGGCGCTGCACGATAGGGAGGACAGCAACGGCAAGCGATCGCCCGAATCCCTTCACCGTGCCCCAAATGCGCGTCCAGGCCTTGCGGGTCTTTTCCAATGCCTGCACCTGCTCCGCGCTCATCACCTGGCCGGTGGCGCGGGCCTGCTCCGACATTTTTGCCATCTCCTCGCTGGAGAGGCTAAGGGTCTGGACCATCTTCTCGCCTGCCTCCCCGCCGAGGATCGTTTCTGCGGCAAAGATCCGCATGGACTTTGAGGCGCCCTGCATCTCCTCCCGGACGCGGCGGAAAACTTCTGACGTGGAGGCGTCCTGTAAGAACTCCTGGCTGATGCCGAGCCTGTCGAACGCCTCAGCCGCCTCCCCCGTGCCTTGCGCGGCCTCCTCCGACCGGATGGCGAGTTCTTTCAGCCCGTCGCGCACCGCGTCGAAGTTGGCGCCGCTCGTCTGCTCGGCGGCAAAGGCAATTTCCTGAATCCGGTCGCGGGCGATGCCCGATTGCTCGGCTGCGTTATTGACCTGCCTCGCATACTGCGTCGTCTCTTGGATCAGCTTTCCCATGCCCGCCACGGCGGCCGTGACTGCGGTAGTGATCCCCGCAATGGCCGCGGCGCCGACTTTGCCGGCGCTTTGGAGCGACGACCCAGACTCCTCCGCCTTGTCCGAGACCTCATCCATCTTGCGGGAGGCCCTGCGAAAGCCATTCGACTCAAAGTCGACCGAGAACGTCTTACTCGGCATTGGTGAGCTGCTCGTCTACAAGGGAAAAGTCGTCAATGTCGAAGGCGCCCGATTGCTCGACGTCGTACCGGAGTGCCTTGAGCGCCTGCCGGTCCTCGTCGCTCATCTGCTGGGGCGTCGTGCCGAAGAAGTCGCTGAGGGTGATTTCGTCCTCTGTCCAGGCGTTTACGAGCGGCAGCGTCTCCAGCCGAAGCGTCTCGATTCGGTCTCGCGTGTGCCCCTGTCGGCGAAGGATGTATTCGCGGAGGCTCATCGTTTCTACCTCCCGCCGCGTGAGTCCCTGCCGGTAGCCGAACCGCTCCCACTCATTCAGGTCCACGACGAAGGGCGACGCCCCCTCTACTCCTTTCCCGACTCGCCCATCACCTCCTCAATCTGCTCGTCGGTCAGCCCCTGAAACTGCGCCATGACCTGCGGCCCTACCTGGGACGCCACGCGAGGCGTCAGGATCATGTCGAAGTCATGCAGCCGAGGCATGTCTTCCCCCGCCATTCGGAAGGGGATGGTACCGACGTAGAGAAGCGCGGCGAGGGCGTCCAGATTCCCCTGAACGTCATCGTCGTCTAGGTCCTGGAACTGCCCGAAGTCAATCCCCTCCTCTGCGGCCTCCTCGAACGCCATCTTGTTCAGGAGCCACGGAACTTCTTTCCCCGCAATCTCCAAGGTGATGGCGTCCGGGTGGTCGGCCGGGTCGTCAAGAAAGAAGCTCATGTGTCAGTAGCTACTGTGTGGTGCGGGTGAGTTCGCCATCGCCCTGAAGCTCAGCCGAGAGGGTTGGGTAGGCGTTGCGTGCAAGCTCAATCTCTAAGGACGACACGAGCGCGGTGCCCTCCCACAGCGTAGATCCGCTCACAACCGACCCGTCCGTCTCGTGGCGCAAGGCGGCCGTTGCCTCGCTTTGGTTGAAGTAGAGGTCAATGAGGGACGCAATCGTCGTCTCGAACGTCCCATTCTTAGTAACCGCTCCTGACCCCATGAAGCTGAGGGCGTAGCTGGCTTGGTCATCCGTCCCTGCCTCTACGTCCATCGAGTCGGCCGCAATGTCCCCCGCCATGGTCGCCCCGAGCACGCTTACCTCTGCGGGGAGCGTGTCGCCCGCGTCACGCGCTTCATGGATCTTCTGATAGACCTGCTCCCCATCAGTCGACCCTCCGGGATCGTAGTAATGGCCCTCCACCTCGACGCTCCACGAGCGGCGCAGCGGGACGTAGTAGACCCAGCCCGTCGCCTCGTTAATGCCCGGCGGGACGCTGGTAAGCTCCTGCTCCAGCGTGAGCGTGATGGTTTGAAGGCCGGGCACAGGCTCAAACGCCAGCCCACTCCCAAGGTCCACCTCGACGTCGAGGCCGGCGTTGCCGTTGGAGAGGGCGTGCTTGGCCTGGTCGTCGGTGATTTGCCCCTCGTAGGAGAGCGACCAGTCCTGATCCCCGCTCCGTTGCTCCGTAAAATTAGTGTTTTTGACGACCGCTTCGGCGAGCTCGGGCGAGGTCGTGAGGGTGGCATTGGACTGCGCCACGACGGCCGTGCCGTCGACCGCCACGAGCATGTTGATTCCGGGGATCTCGTCAGGCATGGGTCAGATGGTCGCTTTGATCTGCGTGTCGATGTCGTAGGTGAGCAGCACGTCGTAGGCCTGCGTCCCGCCCGCGGCCTCGTACGTCTGCGTATCGTCGTCGTCCGGCTCCTCCGGCCAATGCACAATGCGATGGTCTGTGGGGTCGAGCGTGGCGGCGTTGAGCGCATCAATCACGTCGCGGGCGATCTCGTCTCGCCTGGTGACGTTGGCCTTACCCTTCGGGTAGCGCGTGTGGATGCGGATTGTCTGCTCAATGGAATGCCCCGTATCGCGCTTGATGTCGCCGCGGCTCGGCGTTGGCGGCGGCTCGATCATGACGAGTGGCGCCCCGGCGTCTTTGGGTTGGCGTTGCACCACGACAGACACGCCCAGCGCCGCGTTCAAGACGCGGTACAGCTCCTGTCGCAAAGCTTCGCGGGGGCGAAGCATCAGTCGTCCGTCATCTTGTCAATGAGCCGAAGAAACTCTTGCTTTGCCGGTCCCCAAAGGTAGTCTTGCTGGTCCATGTAGATCGTGCCGAGGCCGACATGGGGCGCGTAGTCGAGCGTCGAATACACCTCGTTTGTGTCTCGCGTCAGGCTGTCTCGGAGGTCGCCCGTGTCAACGGGGACCTCTTCAACCGCTCGCTCATGCGTCGCCTTCGCGGCGCGCTGGGGGAGGCTGCCGGCATCGTCCTTGATCTTTTCGGCCTGCTCCTCAAACCACTCGGCAACATCTGGGGCGTTGGTGTCAATGAGCGAGCGTGCCATCAGTCGAAGTCGATCAGGAGGGCATCGTCGTCGAGGATGGTTTCGGCGACCGTCCCTGTCCACATCGGCCCGTCGTCCAGGTCGATCGTCGCCTCGTCTCCGACCTCTACGCCCTGCACACTTTTGCGTGCAAAGACGAGGACGTCGCCCGCCTCGTAATAGGCGGCCCGCTGCTCAAACGCCCGGCCGCCCTGCTGGGCGTCGGCCCGGCAGTTCAGCACGGTCGTCGTGGAGCCCTCGACGTAGCCGTCGGCGCCACGCTGCCCTTCCGAGCGTGTGACGGTGAGGTCGGCATTGTCGAAGCCTACGTCGATGTCCATCGAGGGGCATCATATGTGCGTGTTGCGGGGGCGAAGATCGAAAGGCTTCAGGTAGCGCCCGAAATCCGGCGGAAGCCGACTGGGGCGGCCGCTGGCGTAGCTGATCGACTTGGAGCCCTGGGACTTTGAGGTCACGCCCTGCTGGTGGCTCTCCGTTTCCGCCATGTGCTTCACGACACCTGCCACCTCCCGCCGCATCGCGTCGACGAACTTCTGCCGCTGCGGGTCGGAGGTGTCAATGTCTGACGGGTCCTCCTCGTAGTAGCGGAGGAAGACGATCGCATCGCGGGTCGTGTCGCGCAAGTGCTCCACCCCATCCTCTAGGTTCGCCACCACGGCCGACACCCGAAACCGAACGTCTTCACGGCGCCGAGTGTAGTGACTGATGACCTCCCGCTCGGCCTCCTGCACGAGATACGCGAGGTCATCGCGGTCCCGCATTGCAGGCGGTAAGAGCGTGAGGTGCTCACCAGTAAGCCACGTCGGCGTGGTCGACATTGGCGCTATCCGTTATTCAGCTGATCGGCGACCTTCTGCGCCTCTTCTTCAGAGCGCTTAGACGCGCCCTCCACGTACTCGCCGGTCTTGCGGTCCTTCACCTTCACCCATCCGGCATCGCCCTTCTCGGGGACGTAGCGCCGCTGGGTCGCCTCATTTTTGCGTCCAAGCGTGGGCATGTCGCGTACCTCCACGTCGTTTGCTTCATAAGCTTCGCGGATGTCAGGATCGCCCGTGTACACCACATCGGCCCGGCGTTCGGGTCGAGAGAACAGACGGCCATTGCGCCACCGGATGGACGCCTCATGGCCCCGCGCCCACTCGCGCAAATGCGAAGGGATGGCGGGGCCGTCGGTATAACAGAGCACGTAGTCGCTCATGAGGCCTCACTACTTGGTGATCAGCATCGCGCCAGGGCCGTCCTTCACCGAATCCATCACGCGGTTCCAGTTGCCCTGCGTGCCGAGCGCGGCGTCATCGGGGTTCTCGGTCGAGGAGGTGTAATCGTGCCCCTTCACCTTGACCGTGTAGTCGTGCTCGCCCTGGATCTCAAACTCCAGGTTCTCATTCCCCCGGTTGATGCCGTCCGACTCCGTGGGCTCTCCGTCCTGAAGGGCCGCAAGAGCGTTGGGCGTGAGGCCAAGCGTGTTGTAGGTGTCGGGCGAGCCGGAATTTACCAGCGGGTCCGAGTCCGTAACAAGCGCCGGGAGACCCAGCGTGCCCACGGTCCCCTCGTAGATGGTGGCCCCCGCCACACGGTCAATCATGTTCGTGGTCTGCTCCTCCATCAGGTCGAAGAAGACCTTGGAGTGCATGACCCACGCCACGATACGATCAGAGGCATCGCCCAGCTGCCGGAGGGTGTTCACCAGCATCTGGTTGGTGACGGTCGAACCGCTATTGTCCAGCACAGGCGTGCCATCGGCATTCAGGGCCGTGACGCCGCAGAGGACCAGGGTGTTCAGGTAATCCACCTGCATCGCCTTGGCGACCTGCTCGCCCACGGCAAGAGAGAACTCGCCGGGGTCGGCGCCGATGGTGCGGAGGCTATCCAGCGTGTTGGACACGAAGTACCCACGGGCTAGCTCAGGGGCCGTCATGTCGTCGGACGAGAGGCTATCGGGCGTCTTGTCCGCCGTTGAGCCCTTGTCCCGTCGACTGATCAGGCCTTGCCCGATCGAGTCATAGAACGCCTCGCGCCGAAAATTCCCGACCGTAGGATCAGGCTCCAGCACAATCGCGTTCTGGGACGCGGCGTTGAAGACCTCGGTGTTCTGCACCAAGGTCTCGTTCATCGCCCCGTAAAACTCGTCATCGTAAATCTCGAAGTTGGTGTAATCGCCAACCGCCATAACTCAGAAAGTAAATCAGTGAAAGCGTTGTGAGTGTGAGGGCGGATCACTCCTCGGGCAGCTTGCTCCATTCCTCGTTCGGGTCCTTGCCCTGGTCGCGCCACTTGGCGTACATCTCAGCCCGCTCGCTGCGACTGATCTCAGACTTCGGCTTGCGCTTGACCCCATCGCCGGGATTGCCGTTGCCGAAGTCGGACCCGTCGTTGCGGGCCGTGTCGCGGAGGTCGCTCGGCACCTCGGAAAGCAGGTCCTCTGCAAAGGCGTCAGCGGGGTCTTGGTCGCTGGCCGTCGCGTAGGGCGTCTGCCCATCGGGTCGCAGGTACGTCGGCTCCTCCCCGGACGTGTCCACGCGGTCGCGGGCGTCATCAACCAGCTTCTCAGCCACCCACTCGCTTGTCACCCCCCCTTGGATGCGCTGCTGAATCTTCGACAGCGCTCGTTGTTCGTTCAGCGATTGCAGCCGGGTTTGCTTCTGCTCAAGCTCTTCCTTGAGCGGCTGAAGCTCGTTCTCTTCCCACTGCTGCCGGAGGTTTTCGGCGTCGGGCGTCTCTTCGCGGAGCTGCTGCAACTCCTCTTCGCGGGCGCTCAGCTTCTCTTCCAGCTCGTCCCGCTGCTCTTTGAAGCGCCCGGCCTTGCCTTCTGCTTCCCTGAGGCCGTCTTGGTGCCCGTTGTCGTAAGCGACCTGGTACACCGATTGGGCCTCTGCCTTTAGCGCTTCGGCTACCTGCTCGTCAGAGTCAAAGGTGGAGGTAAGCGCGTCGAGGGCGTCTTGCTGCTCGTCAGAGAGATCCATATGGTAAAGATCGTAGTTGCGGATTACACCGGAAACGGCTCAGTCACGGCCTGAGCGAAGCCGAAAATAGAAAAGGCGGCCCGCCCCATCGCTGGGGGAGCCGCCGAGTCTATGCTACAAGGCGTGTGCGGCCACAAAGGCCGCGTCGAATGTCGGTGCGCCTATATCTTCGGCGCGTCTATGTCGTCAATGCACACACGCAGGTGCGTGTTTCATCAGTACTGTACGCTCGACAACCGCCGATCCTCAAAGTACACGTACGCTTGGTCGTATTGGCCGATTCGGTACACGAACTGTGCTCTTTCATACCCCTGCCCCTCCGAGCGGTTGATGTTGTCGGGCTTCCCGATCCGCTCGACCACCTGCATCTCAGTCATGCCAACTTCGAGGGCAGCGATCTTGTCCTTCGTGACGCGAGTCCCGGCGCAGCCAATCAGCAAGAACACGAGGCTAGCAATGGCAAGGCGGCGTAGCAGCATGGCGTTGTCGGCGGTTAATGAGCAGTGCCTCTGTGGAATATGTCTACGCCCCACACGCTGAGAGTGTTACACTATGCCTCTTCGATCTCTCCCATGTCCACGACGCGGGCACGGAGGACGCGCTTCCCGTCATCTTGTACCCCGTAGAGCTGCACCCGCTCCCCGTCAAGCGCACGGCGGGCCACCTCAAGGGCAAGGGCTACCTGTTCCTTCGTCGGCTCTGGCAGTCGCTCACTCATCCTCTCGGGTTGTTGTGAACCTCTTGCGTAACCTCGTTGACTAGCTCTTGCATACGCTCCACGTGCCGGTCTGTGACTGTGCGCCCGTCTGCGGGCATCCGCTCCGCTACGTCTTCAAGCACGGCCCGCACCGCATCCTCGTCTACGTCCGGCGTAGAGGGCGTGTCAATTGGATCGCTGCCCCACTCGTCAGGGTCCAGCGTCCGTGCCGTCACTCGGCACTCGCAATTCGGGTGTGGGTGGCTCGGGACGTGTGTCGGCTTGTAGAGCCCCGGCCCCAGCCCATGCGCGTCTTGTGAGGCGAGGAAGTCGCACGAGTCCGGGGAGCTGTCCAGTGACCCGTGTCGCGTAGAAAGCGTCCAACTGGCGGCCTTTACGGCCGGGGACTGCACGGACAGGTCTTTCGCCACCTCATCCATTACGCGAGGCAGCCGGTCGGTCCCGTGTGCCTTGATGCGCTCGAATAGCTCGGGGTTGCGGGCGGCCAAGTCCTGCGGGTCGATCTCTTTAAGGATGCCCCGGATGTCGGGGCTCCCCATCGTCTTCGTGTTTTGGAATACTTCGGCCGCCTCGTCCAAGAGCGCGTCGGTGTCGATGTCGTCCAGGTCAACCCCCCGCCGGGCGAGCATCTGCTTCACCTCATCGTCGCCACGGGCAAGCACTTGAGCCGTCGCCTTCGCGTAGCTGTCTTCGTCTACGTATTTTCGGATGTATTTCAGGTCCTGCTTGTAGTAGCTCACCTCCTCCTCTAGCGAGGAACGAACGAAGTCCTCAATGTCCCCATCAAAGGGCGCACGGGCGTTGACGTCGGTGCCAGAAGCGTCGGGGGACCAGTCGGGCAGGTCAGACGCGGCGACCCCTGCGGCTGACGCTGCGGCCTCGTAGCCCCGCTCGTGGGCATCTTCTACGCGGCGCCGCGCCTCGTCATCAGCCTCACGGATGGCCTCGATGGACGCGGCCTCAAGCTCTTGCAGCCCCTCTTCGACGCGCCGCTCGGTATCCTCTACGCCCTCCCCCTGCGCCACGAACTCCAGAAAGTCCGCGTAGATGGCCTGAATGCGCTCGAACAGGTCGCCCTTGAGCCCATCGGGGTCGCGGAGGGCATCCCGAAAGACCTCCTCCAGCGGCTCGTTGTATGCGTCGTCTAGCTCTTCTGGCATGAGCGGCTACGCTATTGCGAGATTCCGAAGCCCCCGGCACTGGCACGCTGCGAACGGCGCCCCTCTTGATCCTCCACCGCATCCTGCACGCCCTCTTCGTCGTAGTCTACCCCGAGCAGGTCGTGGACGGCCGCCGCCACGTTCGCCTTCGTCTCTTCAGTAGCCGGGATGGAGTTCGCGCCAAAGTACGTCTTCACCAGCTTGTCGGCTTTCGTCTCCGCGTCGATCGGCTTGAAGTCCCGGCTCCGCTCCACCTGTGCCTCCGTCCATGAGGCGGGATTCTGCGGCTCTTCGACTTGGTGGATGAGCTGGTAAATGTCGTTCTCAATCTCATCCATCGCCGTCGCCAGCACGGACAGAAAGGAGAACCGCCCGCTGGACTGGTCCTGCATGATCTCCGTCGCGGTCTTCTGCTGCGCCGAATCCTCGTAGGACTGGAGGGCCGTGACATAAAAGTCCTTGACCTCCTGCTTGTAAATTTCGTAGGCGGCCTGGAAGACGGCCGAATCCGGTGCGATGTATTGGGCCGGGAAGGTCAGGAAGTTCTCCCCCTCGGCCAGCGCCTCCGACGCCAGCTCGTAGTCCTCACGGGCGAGCGGCTCGTCCTGCGGGGCCAGCTTTGAGAACGACGTGCGCCGGATCGCCCACCGGAGGTCACTCAGCA